AGAAACTCCAGGATGAGGGAGATCCGTCTAAAAGGCAGGAAACTCCGGAAGAAGTTAAGAAGAAGTTTGTCAGTAACTATAAAGATGAACGGGCTATATGGGGACAGGCCACACTGTCAAGGATGGATAATGAACTCCAGGTAGCAGAGCAACAAGCCAGAATGTTCAAAGATTATGTTATTGCCGGTGAAGCATATTCAGTCAAGGGTGTAGATAAGGGAGATCCATTCTACGAAAGAGTAAGTCCCCTGGATATAGACTATGATAAATCTCCGGACAATGAATACATAGAAGACGCGGCCTGGGTAGTCAGGCGTAAATTCATGACTCCCTCCGATGTTGTAAACATGTTCTATGATGAACTAAAGTCTACACAAGTGGATACCCTTGAGGAGCATGATGCTACTTTACCGTTTCATAGCACTTACTTTAACAACATGTTTGGGAATGCTTACAGAAACGAAGAAGATCTCCGTAGAGCTAAAATTATCTTATACCACGTAGTATTCAGATATTATAAAAGAATAGGCTTTGTAACCATCTTCAATCCTGAAACAGCAGAAATAGAAGAGATAGAAGTAGATGAAACCTACAAGAAGACTGGCGAAGAGCTTAATATAGAATGGATCTGGGTTACTGAATTCTGGGAAGGTTATAGAATAGACACTCCCAACATTACCAGTAATCCTTCAGCTTCAAACGGTGGAGAGATCTTATACGTCGGTATGCGTCCTATTCCTTACCAGAGAACTAAGTTCAATGGATTCAGTCATAACAAGAATCCTTACAACGGGATAAGATTTTCAGACACTCACTCCCGGAACATCTCTGTCATGGAACTAGGCATGCCCTACCAGGTTCTGTATATAATCCTGCACTACAGGCTTGAGCTCACTATAGCCAAGTCAAAAGGAAAGATTCTATTATTAGATAAGAATGTAGTACCAAACTCCAAAGGATGGGATGAGGAGAAATTCTTCTATTGGGCTGAAGCAAATGGCTTTGCCCTGGTAGACAGATCCCAGCGTGGAGTGGATAAGTCCATGAATCAGTACTCTGCTATTGATATGGGCCTGTATCAGCATATAGATAACCTTATCAAGATAATGGAATATGTGCGGCAGGAATGGGACCAGGTGATAGGATTCACCCCTCAACGGAAAGGTCAGGTATCAGCTTCAGAGACTGCCTCAGGAATAGACACAGCAAGGTATCAATCAAGCGTAATATCAGAAAGGCTGTTCACCAGTTTTGATGAATTCTTACGCAGGGAAAGACAAGGCCTCCTGGACATCTCTAAGTTTGGTTACCTGGAGGGGAAGAAGGGTATGATGTACTCTGATGATATGAGAGAAGCTATGCTGGATATGGATCCGGCTATTTATATGGAATCAGAGTTTGATGTCCATGTAAGCAATTCAGGCAAGGATATGAGAAACCTTGAAATGCTTAAGGGCCAGGCAGGTCAGTTTGCATCTCAGGGTGCCAAGCCTTCTATTGTTGCAGAGATCCTGGAAGCTGACAATATCTCTAAATTAAAGCAGATCCTCAAACAAGCAGAACAGCGCGAGATGGAAGCTGCTGAACGTAGGGAACTACAAATGGAGGATGTTCAAAATAAACAATTAGAAATTGAACGAGCTTACAAAGAACTGGAAGCAGAGTTTAACTTATTGCTCCAGGATCATAAATATGATAGGGAAGAGGGTATTGAGCACGTTAAAGGCCAGTATAAGTTGGCTGATACGAACACTCCTGGTGACACACTGGATCCGATTGCCCTTGAACAGACAATGCAGGAGAGAGAGAAGATGGCCCAGGACGGGACACTCAAAGACAAGGAGATCAGGGCAAAAGACAAGATGAACCAGAGAGATAATGATACTAAAAAGTATGTAGCCGATAAAAGCTTACAGGTGGCTAGAGAGAATAAAACTCAGCATGAATTGAAATCTAACCAAAAAACCAGTAAGTGATAGTTGACTAAAGCTTTATAGATAAAGTTGAATAGTATCTTTTAGACAATTCAACTTTGGAATGTTGAATATAATTTGAAATTTTAACAAACGAACAAATGAACAAGCAGATTCAAGAGATAGAGGCCCTTCCCTCTATGAATGATTTTGAAGAAGGGAGTTCTCTGATGATTTCAGAGGAAGAAGAAACACCAGCAGCTGAGGAGGAAGAAACCCCGGCGGCTGAAGAAGAAGAACCAGATCCTGAAGAACAGGAAGAACCTGTTAAAAAGGAGAAACCTAAAACAAAGGCTAAGCCTAAAGTTTTGGAGGACGAGGAGGAAGAGGAAGAAGAACCTTCCAGTTCCGAAGAGTCCGAAGAAGAGGAATCAGAAGAAGAAACTCAGAGTTCTGATGATTTCTACAAAGAGGTTGCTGATCTGCACGGCATTGAACTGGAAGTGGATTACGGGGATGTAGATCCTCTCACTCCTCAGGGAGTAGCTCTTCGGGAGCAAGCCCTGGCTGAAGCAGCAATCAATAGCCAGATGGAATTTCTGGCCAAGCAATATCCTAAGGAATTTAAGTACTTAGAGCATGCCGCAAACGGCGGCAGTGTTGATGATCTCATAAAGCCAGGATATCAGGACTATTCTAAAATAGAACTGAAAGAGGACGATGAGGAACAGCACAAGAAACTTTTGAAAGACTTTTATGCTGATAAAGGAATAGCGGATAATAAGATCGCTAGACTGATTGAAGCAGATGAAGATGCTGAAGGCGGGACCTATAAAGCTGCTCAGGATGTTCTTAAGGAAAGGATTAAAACCCAGACTGAAAGAGAATCCAAGCAGTTAAAGGAACAGGAAAGATTAGCCGAGGAGCAACGGAAGCGTGATGACAACCTGAGAGGGAATGTCAATAAGATTGTAACTTCCGGTGAAGTTGGAAACTTCAAGATCCCTAAAGCAGATCAGGACAAGTTTTATGAGTATGTCCTACAGCATGTTCAACGAGGTAATAATGGTAGCTATTCGTTTGTAGTTCCAATTGGAGATGAAACAATAGGTACCATAATGCAGCAAGCTTACTTCACCTATAAAGGAGGAGATATAAGCAAGCTGGTTGAGAAGAAAGCTACACAGGTTTCTACTCAGCGTTTAAAAGCGAAAGTAAAACCTACAAGGAAGAAAGCTAGTTCTTCGGAGACTCCCCCAAGAAAGGGTGATCCAAGCAAGCTGGGAACCTTGGATGATTATACTGTCGAGGAGTAAAAAATAAGTTTAACTTTAAATTAATTAACTGGTATGGCTACGAGCGCAAGAACCAACAAATTCCAGTTCCAGGTACACCAAGACATCTTTGATGGTAAGGACCTGCTAGATGAGCAGAATTTCTATCATCAGAGATATGGTAAGCCTGATGAACTGAGTATGAAGCTAACATGGCTTCTTGGAGATAGCACAAGATCCTTCCCATTGTCCATGGCTACCATGGGTGATGTTGTGACACCTAATGGATTCAAAAAACCTGGATCCAATGGTAAAGTGAAGGAATTGAATGACATTCAGTATACTTATCCCGTGATGAGTCGTCTGAATAAGCCTGCAATATTGGCAGAAACCAATGCAGGTACCAATGAAGGTATTGGCGGAGGTATTTTTTACCTTGTTTTCACGGACAACTGGATCAAGCAGAACTATATGATTGAATCTCCACTAGGAGTTCAGGCTTACGTTCTTGAGCCAGGCAAGCCCGTTTCTAACGGGTACCAGTATAAGCTTCAACTTAATGCTGTAACTTCTAAGACTGTTGTTCCAACATCAGAAATGGTAGCGGGAACTAAGTGGTGTGAACTTAACACGTTCAATGCTGAGTCTGAATCCAGAGGTACTGCATTCAAGCGTGTTGCTCCTGGTAAATTCAAAAACCAGATGTCTATTATTAGACTATCTCACCAGTGGGCTGGTAATTCTGCAAATAAAGTGATGCCTATCAGGATCTCTCATGAAGGCAAAAAGAACATGGATTTGTGGATGGATTTTGAGCATTACCAATTTGAGAGAGCCTGGTTGGAAGAGTGCGAGCATATGTTCTGGTACTCACGTTACAACAGGCGTGCGAATGGTAGCATTGAACTGAAAGATATTTTAACCGGAAAGGTGATTCCTACTGGTGCAGGTATCCTTGAGCAGATCAACAACTACTCCACTTATTCTTCTCTGACTTATAACTATCTGCAGAATACTGTAGCCAATGCACTTTTTGGTCAGTCTGATACAGATGGAATGAGTATCACTCTTTACACTGGTAGAGGTGGTATCAGGGAATTTGACGCTGCGATGAAGTCTGCGGGTATAACCCAGCAACTGATTGCAGGTGGTGGTGGTAACATCGCTGATAAGTTTGTCGGTGGATCTAACTATAACCTGGTTAGTACCGGTTTCTTTGACAGCATGTATCACATCGATGGGTACTTCATTAAGGTGAAGCATAATCCTATCTTTGACTATGGACGTAGAGCACTTAAGTCTCCACTCCACCCAGATACTGGTTATCCTCTGGAATCATACAGAATGGTCTTTGTTGACGATGGTGTATATGACGGAGAAGCTAACCTTCAGTTAGTGACTGAAAAAGGACGTAGGTTCCTACATGGAGTTATTCCTGGAATGTCTCCAATGCCTAAGCAGTACAGCATCCTTCAGGGAGCTGGAAACATAGGATCTGGAAACCTATCCCTAATCACTACTGATGTTGATAAGTCTTCTTATCACAGGTTGATGGTTGGTGGTGTCCAACTGCGAAGAGGTAATACAAGCCTGCACTTAGAATGCATCGCCGGGTTAACTACCCTGGGATAAAAAAACTGAGTGTTTGCAAGTTATGTTTGTTCGTAAGGCCCTGTCTAAGAGATGGGGCCTTTTATTTTATAAAAGAGTTCTCTATCTTTGATTGTGTGAACAAGAACGTACTTACTTATTTCTACAACGCCAGTAAAATATATAGACTGGAAGTAACGTATAAATACGGATTAGGGCAGTTATCTAAAGACAGCATGGATTTTATCAAGCACTACAGTAAGCGTGCTGATTTAGATTTCACAGACCTGGGAGAGAGTATGCTCCAAATAATAGCCTGGGATGAAGATAATATCCCTCAGGGAATATTTAGAGAATCTTCCCTGGTAGAATACAACGAACATTCACAACCAAGTCTACAAGCATTCTTCAGAAACATTTTAATTTATCACAAATATAAACTTGTAAGTAATGAACACTAAAACAAAACAAGCCGAGAAGATCGTGGAAATCAAACGAAAGTATGGTTTCATAGACGAGGCTAATGCAGATCCCCAGGTAAGGGAGTATCTGGATATGGCCTATCGTGCGATTGGATCTTATTGGCAGGTAATTGGGAAAATCCATGCGAGTGGGATGACCCGGGAAGAAGAGAATATCATTATGCCTGACCTGGTTGGGGCATATCCTGAGGATGATAGAAAGACCTTCAGGCAGGGTGTTGAGAACTATTTTGCCAATATAAACACAAGAGTACCTGCAGAGGGGCTCAAGTTAAATATTGCACTCCAACAGCCTGGAAAGCCATTATCTATAGATAATCCTCCAGCTAACCCTGTTGATTATGTTGCATGGAAACATGCATTGGGACATGTCCAGGTAGGTCCGGACAAGAATACTGCAGAACGTTATGATCACGTTAAATTCTACATAGTAGATAAAGATGCAGAGATCAAAGCTTCAGGCAAATTGCTTAAGCTTGAGAATGAGGCCACTGCAGAATACTTGCAGATCCAGGCTGATCCTAATAAAGTAGACCAGGCACTGACTGTTCTTGGCTATGATCTTAAGATGTATCAGCCAGGTGAGCGTACTGGATTGCTCCGTAAGGAAGCTACAGTAGTAACTGATGTAGCTGATGAAGTGAATCAGGAAAGACTGAAGAAGTTTATCTCTACAGTGACTGATAAGCATCTGAAGATAAAGTATGATATCCTTAACATGATATCAGCGCATAAGCTGACCAGGATTGGTAATAGAATCTTGTTAGCTGAGTCACAGACTGTCATAGGTAATGACCTTATGGAGACTGTTTACTGGTTCTTGGATAAGAAGAATTCAGGCCAGGTGAATGCTCTTTACGTGCAAATGGAAGAGCTTGGATTGAAGCCTGCTACACGATTGGATGATGAGACTCCTAAGAAGTCTAATCAGAAGATAGAAGTTAAGGCTCCTATTGTTGAAGCAAAGGAAGAAGATCTGGGGGACATGGATTCCTTCACAGATGATTCCGGAGAGGAGGTAGAGAAGAAATGAGAATAAAAAACTTTTCCCCCGCAGGCAATCAGATCCTCGCTAAAGTAAAGTACTACAACACCAGTACTACAGGTATTGTACATAAACTGAAACCTGAAAAGGACATGTTTGCTGAAGTAGTGGCCGTAGGCCCTGCAGCAGAAGGTGTCAAAGTAGGAGATCTGGTTATGTTTGGTGATGTAGCTCTTATGCATCTTCCTTTTGATGATGAGAATAACAATCAGGTAGTTTGCGTTTTAGCAAGCTCTTTCAATGTGTTGGCTACCTATACTAAAGACAAAGATGAAACTAGAATCTTTGTTCCTGAGGAGCCCAGTACTAAGACACCCGCTGACGGGATCCAGGTTTTAGGCGACGGGGCTCTTGGAGAGTGGGGAGCTAACAATGAGGAACTATTAAACTAAAATCATGGCGAGGCTAAACACTGCATTGGAAATGCATATAGAAGTCCTACAAGGGCTTCAAAAAGTAGATTCCTACCAACAGGACATGTTTGAAGCTCCTGAGGTAGATCTGCAGCTTAATAAGCACCAGGAACGCTTCATAGATGAATTATTTGGAAAGGAGTTTGAGGATAAGCAAATCAGGCTGGATTATGTCCGGTCATTGATTGTAAAGAATCATTCCCTTCAGGTATTTGTGCCTGCTTCCACAGATGCACTCTATGAGGATAACATGGGATATGCAGTGATGCCGCCAGATTACTTATACCTGGTGAATGATAGAAGTAAGATTGTCACATCTATATCTAAGTGTGAGGATCTTACTACTATTGTCACCAATCCTACCATAGCAGAATATGTTTCTGTTCTTCCATTCCCAACAGTAAATGTAACTACTGCTCCTTTCTATACAGGCTTTGAAATACTTAAAACGGAATCTTCTATTGAGACAGCTATCTACTCAATGCCTACTGGTTTTGTAGGTTATATTGTGGACAAGGATGCTAAGTTCATGCTGATCAATGATAGCCTGGAGAAGCTCAATAGGACCCTGACGGGGACTAGGGTTTATTGGGAAGACTACCGTGGAGTGCACTACCATAATTCCTATGTCTTTGTCAGAGATGATGCTGACTGGACCCAGGTAAAAATTAACAGCTATACTAATGATGATCCGGCTGTACTGGATGTTTCTACATCTGCTACATTCACAGTCACAAATTATCTAGGGATAGCTTTATCTTCGGATACTACCGATCAAACCACAACCTATGCGGATAATGGAATGACTGAAGGGGATAAACTGTATGATCTCAATAAGAATGAGTATTACAAAACTTCTATTAAAGAGCCCATTTCAGCCATGTCTGATAACTTTCTACATGTTTACAGGGACAAAAGCT